ACAAATAGTGTCCTAAAGGTATATGACGGGACTGCATGGTTTGAAGTTGGTTCGTCGATCGTTAGTGCTACAGCACCTCAAGATCCACCATTAGGAGCGTTTTGGTTTAAGAGTGGTGCAGACACACTCTATACATGGAACGGAACTTCTTGGGTTTTTGTGGGACCAGAAACGGCCGAAGGGTTTGGAGTAACTAGAGCAAGAAGCACAACACTATTTGCAGATACCGGAACGGAATATCCTGTAATACTGATCACTGTTGCTGATATTGTGATAGGTATTGTATCAGCGAGTTCTTTTACAATTAATGACAGTAACACTATTACAGGATTTACCACATTAATTGCAGGTATAAATCTAAGCTCAACACTATTTGTGAACGGTAATCTACGAGGAAATGCAGATACTGCTACAGCACTAGATAATATAAGATTAATTAACGGTGTTGGATTTGACGGAACTAGAAATATTACCATAACAGCAGATACATCGAATAATTTACAAGCAGGAACTTATATTTCTGGAAATGATTTTAATGGTAGTGCAACAACAGTTTGGGATGTCGATGCTACTAGTGCAAACACCATAGGTAAAATTGTAGCAAGGAATGCCAGCGGTGGATTCAGTGCAGGATTAATTACTGCTAATTTATCGGGTGATGTAACAGGAAATGTTACAGCAGCCTCTGGAACATCTAGATTTGATGTTGTGGAAGCAAATAGATTTGTGGGTGCAACACTAACGGGTAATGCATTTAGTGCAACAAAATTAAGAACCTCGAGAGACATTAACGGAGTTCCGTTTGATGGACAATCAGATATTACAGTTACAGCAAGTGCAAGAACACTGACAGACACTGCTCTAGCAGCGAATGTTGTTAGTTCTCAATTAGAAAGTGTTGGAACTTTAACAAGTTTAGCAGTTAACGGTAATATTGTTGTTAGCAGCAACATGACTATAAACTCTTCAGGATCCTCAAGTAATCTAAACGCAACCAGAATACTAAGAATGAGAGCGGATGACGGAGTAACTTTTTCAGTCGTTGATCTAATTTCTCCTGATGTATCAGTAGCGGCAGGGTATGGAACTAAGGGTGCAATTATACCAAATATCGATCAGGATGTTGATCTTGGTAAGAGTGCAAGAAAATTTGATAATGTTCATGCAAACACATTTAATGGTGCGCTGGTAGGGAATGCAGATACAGCCACTTCAGCAACAACCGCTACAAATATTGCGGGCGGAGCCGCAGGCTCTATCGCTTACCAGACTGCGTCTGGAGCAACTTCGTTGCTTCCTTTAGGAGCAGCAAATCAAGTTTTAAAAGTTAGTGGTGGAACAGTCCAATGGGGTCCACCTAGTCTAGCAGAAATTATACCTGGAAATTATATCACGGGTAACAACTATGACGGATTAAGTTCGGAAACATGGGCGGTTGATGCAGATACGGCAAACACGGCCAGCAAGGTTGTGGCAAGAGATGCAAGTGGAAATTTTGCAGCAGGAACTATTACAGCAGCACTTTCAGGAAATGCAACCACAGCAACTACTGCAAATTTATTAAGTGGTAGTAGAACCATAAACGGTATTGTGTTTGATAACAGCGGCAACATTACAGTAACAGCGACAGATCCAAATGCTGTGCCAAAAGCCGGCGGAACAATGACAGGTAGGTTAACGCTTTCAGCAGATCCTACAAGCTCAATGCATGCTGCTACAAAACAGTATGTTGATGCTAGTTCTGGATATACAATTATTTCAGGATCTTCATCAGCAGTGGGTTACACTAACCAAGTAGGTAGTTTTAATAACAACTCTAACTACTTTGATGTATTTCCGCCTGCAGGAAAAACTATGAGTGATCTGATTGCATTTATTCCTTCAATAAAGGTAATACATTATGCAGGTGGTGTTGATGGAAATGACAGCATACGATGCACATACAGTTATTTGAGTAATAGAATCAGAGTATATGTTCAAGGCACTGAACAACGTTCAACACCAGCAGCAAATTATTTAGGAGTATGGAGATAATATGAAGTATGTTTGTATAGAAAGTGGCGAAGTAATATCAGTAATGGATTATCAACCCGGTGTTCCTGATACCGTTACTGTGGTTACTATAACCGATTCAGAAGCAGATAACTTAAATGCAGGCACACACATTTTTAACGTATCGTCAAGCAGTGTTGTGGCAAAATCTGCGGATGCAGTTGCACAGGAAAACACCGAAACAGCAAACGGCACAGAAAGAGAATATCTTAATACAACGGATTGGAAGGTATTGCGCCATATTAGGCAACAACACCTCGGTATTGCTACGTCTTTAACCGATGCTGAATACACACAACTGGAAACAGATAGAGAAGCAGCAGCACAACGAATTGTTGATATTTAGAATAAATACAGTTATAAATTAGGAAAAATACATGGCATATCAAGTAGATAAATTTAATGGAACTTTTTTAACATCTGTAGAGGATGGCACTATTGACACAACCACGGACTTGAGATTCGTTGGTAAAAACTACGCTGGATATGGTGAAGTTCAAAACGAAAATTTCTTGCATATACTTGAAAACTTTGCCAACACCACTGCACCCCCGAAAGCAATCGAAGGTCAAGTGTGGTATGACAGTGGTAATAAAAAATTAAAATTTTACGATGGCGCAAAATTTAAATCTGCATCAGGTTCAGAAACTAGTGCAACAGCACCGGGTGGATTGGGTATAGGTGATTTTTGGTGGGATACATCAGCAAAACAAATGTATGCCTACGATGGCGCAGCGTTTGTTCTTATAGGACCTGAAGCAAGTCCGGATCTAGGAACAAGTGGTGTGGTAGCACAGGTAGTTAAGGATTCTGGAAATGCTAACCATTCTATATTAAAAGTATTAGCAGGCGGAAAGACGGTTGCAATTGCTTCTCAAACAGCATTCACACTTAACAGTTCGGTAAATCCAATTGATGACTTTACATTAATCAAAAAAGGTATGACTCTTGCTAACACTGATGCAAATGGTATTAGCGCAGATGATTATGTTTATTGGGGAACATCATCCAATTCTTTAAGACTTGGAGGATTAGTAGCCAGTGATTATATTACAAAAGGAACAGTTGAATTTTCAAGCACAGTTTTCTATGATGACCCAGGATTGAAAATAGGTGATCAGAGAGATTTACACATTTTTATTAACAGTGCTGATGAGCCAAGAATTAATAGTTTGTTAGGTAATCCATTGGATCTAGTAATTACTGATGGCGGCATTGATTATAAAACTGCACAGGTAACACTAAGTTCTTTAAGACCAGGAACTGATGGAACATTTGATTTAGGAGAAACCAGTTTCAAATGGCGGAATGTGTATGCACAAACAGTAAATGCTAATCTTACAGGCAATGTAACAGGCAATGTAACAGGTGCAGTTACGGGTAATGTTTTAGCAACTGATACACAGATAATGGTAAATGCAACAACCAAACAAATTGGTTATGCGGGTGCATCTCTGCAAGGAACACTTGTAGGAAACGTAAGTGGTAACGTAACAGGAACTGCATCTAATGCAAACAATTTAAATAATATTGCACCATCAATTGCTGTTCCAAGTCCATTATCGACAAGCATACCAATTAGAGATTCAAGCGGTGACATAACAGCAAATCAATTTATAGGAATCGCAGACAAGGCAGATAAACTAGATGTTGACGGAACATACAGAGTAGCGGATACTGACCCTGTTGCAAACACAGTAGCAGCAAGAGACAGTTCAGGTAACCTTGAAGCAGTATTGTTTGAAGGAACTGCAACTTCTGCAAGATATGCTGACCTAGCAGAAAAATATTTAACAGACAACAATTACGAGCCAGGCACTGTAGTAAGTGTTGGCGGCGTGCAAGAAGTGACAGCCAGCAAGGAAGGTGATAAAGCAATTGGAGTTATATCACAAAGTCCGGCATACATGATGAATGCACACCTAGCGGGTGGACAGTTTGTTGCACTAAAAGGTAGACTGCAAGTGAATGTGGTCGGTGCCATAAGCAAAGGCGATAGATTGGTAGCAACTGACAATGGTTGTGCTAGAAAATCAGAGAGCTCCGCTGACGTATTTGGTATTGCATTAGAAAGTAGCACGGTAGAGGGCAGCAAAAAGATTGAAGCGGTGGTTCTATAATGGCAAACATACTTGCTAGTGATATTAACACAATCAGGCAGAAAGTAACAGATGTTCTAGGCCCCGGGTCAACTTCATTTGGATACGGACAAACAGTTTATAGTTCTGCTATTACTTCAGGAACAATTATACAAAAATCGCAATGGGATGCAGTTAGATACGACATTGTAAATTCATACATTCATCAAACAGGAAACATTCCAAGTGCAATTATTGTAAGCACTACTGACACAGTTGATGATGATGCAAGTGGAGCATATCAAAACTATGATTATTTTGGTGATCTACTTAGAAACAATAGATTTGATGTAGCAACTGGACAATTTGGAATCAGTGCAATAGATTCAAAAACTACCAGTTCAACTTGGAACACCAATGCTGAATCGGTTATTACACTAACTTTTGCAAGTGCAGACGAAGGAAGATACTTTTTTAATAGTGGTGGAGCAATCAGAATTTCATCCACGCTGCTTGGAGGAACTAGTTCACAAGCAAATGCTTGGACCAACCTACTAAATGCAGTCGGTGAACAGGACTTCACTGGAGATTTAGTTGCTGCTAATGGTTACTATACACTAACCGATTCATATCAAACATATTTTTCAAGAGCAGCCAGCACACCATACAGTGCCAATCTTTATCAATTAAAAGCAAAGTGTGATGTTGCCGACAACAGTGCAGGAACGGCAGTTCAAGTTGATATCAAGATAGAATTAAGCGATAGTTATGTTGATTTGGGCGCACCGGCACCAGGCGATTTGGTTGACGGAACCCTTACAATTACGGCAGAAGAACTAAAAGCAACAGGAACCCTACAACCAACGGGTGATCCTTTCACAGTAAATGGACCAAATAGTTATTCAATGTCAGCAATTAGTCTCACTTAATTCTACACCGATAAATACGTGTGAGGTAAAATATGGCAGGTATTAACCAAATAATTAATAAAGCGGACTACAACAGTATACAGGAAGTTGTAGAACGAGTCTTGGGCACGGGTTCAGGAATATCCGGCTATGGCCAAACAGTCCTTAGTTCTCCAGTTACAGAATCAGATGCAGTAACAGTGAATGAGTATGCTGCATTGCGTTATGATATTATAAATGCATACAAGCACATTTTTAACTCGTTACCCGCAGACGTCGATGCACAAACAATTGGCGGTAAGGTAAGATACGATGCATCACCCCCAAATGCTGCACCCGTAAACTATTGGATTTCAGTCGCTAATTCGATCGATGCTGTTAAGCAGACACTTGCAGTTGCCGGCCAGCGTGTGTCAATCAATCACGGCACACAAACTTTTACCAGTGCATGGGGGTCTAGCGGAACTCCACAATTAACATCCCAAGTAACCGTAGAATGGGCAACCAGTGAACAAGCAAGACATTTTTTTAACGCAGGCGGATCACTTCAGTTTACCAGTTCAAGGACCGGCGGCTCAACAAATGCACAGAATACATCATGGACCAATCTACTAAGTTCAGCAGGCACAAGAATTTTCAGCGGCACAACTCCAGGAACGGGAGTTACTCCAGCAGATGGATCAAACTGGTATAGAACAAGCAACGTGGGCCAAACTTGGAGCTCGGTTACTGCATCCAGTCCTTATGCACTTAATGAATGGAACATAACAGTTCAAACCAATGATTCACCAGCAGTAACCAGTAACAGCACAGGAACTTCCAGAAAATTAATATTCTTTGTTACGTGGAATGATAACCACTTTCCATTAGGCGGCCCAGCAGCGGAAGGAACACCAATTCAAGGTAGTTTAGGTTTTGGCCCAGACACAGTGGACGGTGTTATGTCCCTAACTGTGCAAACAGTCAAGGCTTCGGGCGTTTTGGAACCAACGGGCTCGGGTAACTTTGAAGTTACCACACCAACTGTAACAGTTGGCACGATTACTAACTAATAATTTTTCTCCCCCACTAGACACACGATAAATAATATGCTACTATAATAATAGGAGGTATTATGCAGGAACAATTAGACAAGGCTCTTGAATTCGCCAATTACAGGCAGTCATTTGCAATCAAGAGAAAGACCCTAAAGGAAAAAATTGATGCCAAATTAACCTACGGGTTTAGTGGAGGCATATTCAAGATTGATCGTAGTTTGCTTAATTTTGTTGAAATGTTAATCAACAGAGGCAGAATTGAAAATGTTGTATTATTGGACATTAACGATAATCCAATAGCAATTGAAAAATTAGAATCATTTAGAGATGAAATATTCGATAGATATTTTACTGCAACATTTGAATATTTGGAAGAATATCAAAAAATTAAAAAAGCAAGATCAGTAGAAACATTGTTGGAAGTTTAGTATGAGCAAGGGTGTAATATTATTTGCTCATAACAATCGGCAAATTGACTATGCTCGAATGAGCATACTTGCGGCAAAACTAGCAATAAAAAATTTACAAGTTCCTGTATCGCTAGTTACCGATCCTTCCACTATGGATTGGATGAAAGAATCAGGCATTGACAAAATAGCCGCTGATACGTTTGACAAAATAATTATTACCCAAAGACCAGAAGACAGTAACAATGTAAAAAATTACTTTGATGGAAATAATAGAACCCCAGCAACATTTACAAATGGTAATAGATTTAGTGTTTGGGACCAAACTCCGTATGATAGAACTTTGATGATGGATACTGATTATCTAACACTGACTAATACCTTGTCCTCTTATTGGGATGCTGATGAGGATCTCCTAATAAGTTCCAAGTATAATGATATCCAAGGAAAAGAAAGAATTGGATATCTTGATACACACATATCAGAAACCGGAATAGAAATGCTATGGGCAACCACAGTCATGTTTACCAAGAATGAAAATACCAAAATCTTCTTTGATCTAGTAGAACACATAAAGACAAAATACAAGATGTATAGCGATGTGTATAGATTCAATCCGTTGCTGTTTAGAAATGATATTGCTTTTAGCATAGCCAAACATATTTTAAATGGCTACCAGAAAGTTGACGAATATTCGTTACCCACAATTTTTTCAACCGCTGATAAAGATATACTAGTTGATGCAGATGATGGAAAATTAAAATTTTTAGTATCACAGAATAACGGTGAGAACTATGTTGCAACCAGTGTTGCTGATAAGGATGTTCATGTCATGAACAAGTTTAGTATCATGAGAAATTATGATAAACTGATGGAGTTAGCACAATGAAGTTTGGATACTTGATAATTGTAAACGATAAACAAGATACAGACTACGCCAAACTAGCATATGCTCTTGCACTTAGTATAAAAAATACACAGAAGGAAGGATATGACAAGGTTGCTTTGGTCATAAATGATAAGACCAGAATCGAAAACTTTACATCAACGTGGGTATTTGACGAAATAATTGAATGGAACGGTGCTGATCATTGGGATGGAAGATCTTACATGGACGAACTCACACCATGGGAACACACAATTTGTTTAGATGCTGACATGTTATTCCTCAGGGATTACAGTCATTGGGCCGAATACTTTATTAAGAACAGCGAACTATATATTGCTAACAAGGCATATACATACAGGAGTGAAGTAATCACAGGAGATTATTATAGAAAATGTTTTACAGCAAATGAATTACCTAATCTATATTCCTTTTATACATTTTTTGTTAAAAATAGTCCATTAGTAAAAGATTTCTTTAATCTAAATAGAGAAATTATAAAGAATCCTGAACTATATTCTAATAATTTTTTAGGAAAGTATAAACCAAAGATTGTTGGAACTGACGAAGCATTTGCATTGGCTGCAAAAATTTTAGATGTATCAGAAGATATATCATATCCATTGGAATTTCCTAGAGTAGTTCATATGAAAGGCATGATACAAAATTGGCCCTATGCCGCGGAAGATTGCTTTGATCACGTAGGATTTTATTTTAATAAGAAAGGTAAATTAAAAATTGGTAACTATGAACAGAATGATATAGTTCATTACGTTAACAAGGAAAAAGTAACACTAGAAACAGTAAACATATTGGAGGAAATAGCATGGAAGAAAAACAAGTAACACTTCCTGATTTTGATGAATGGATAAAGACCTATGAACCAAAAGCAACAGTATATAACGCTGCTTTTGATCCCGAAACAGGAAAGGTATTGTCAGTTGGTCCGGATCATTCAGTTAATGAGGACAAATATCAAAGCATAATCAAACTTGAATCAGATACTGCTGAAAAAATTATAAGTGGTGAAATAAAAATGAGCAAGTGTTTTATTGATCCTGATCAAGGAGAACTTGAAATAGTTGAGCGCAAGGACCTATACAAGATAGATGATGTGCTACATAGAATAATTGTAAGACAGTATTCTAAAATTAAAAAGCCAGACATTTATTTAGAACACGATAGCAATACAAAAATCATGACAGTTGAACTAAGTGAAGAATATGGCGGAACATACAAGCAAAGCAAGGATATTGATGTTGCTAAAAGAAAAATGTTTTGGGATGGTGAAACAGAACTTGACTTTACTGTAACTGACTATAATGATCCAAATGTAATTACGGATAATTTTACTGTAAAAATAAACGAGTTGGTTGGTAAAAAAGTTGAATTAAAAGAACTAAACATTCCAGAATTCTTTAGTGTATATACAAGACGCTTATTTAAAAACTATATGATTGAGGAAAAATGAAAAGAGTAATTGAGTTTGATGTATTCTTTCTGAGCTACGATGAACCAAATGCGGATCTAAACTATGCGGACCTCTGCAACAAGGTTCCGTGGGCAAAGCGCATACACGGTGTAAAGGGTTCGGATCATGCACACAAGGCAGCAGCAGAACAATCAGAAACTGATTGGGTGCTAACTGTTGATGCTGACAATATTGTGTATCCTGAATTCTTTGATGTAGAGATAGACATGGACAACCCAGAAATCCAAGCATACAGTTGGTGCGGACGCAATAATGTTAATGGCTTGCGCTACGGCAATGGTGGATTAAAATTGTGGAATGTTGAGCATGTTAAGAATATGAAAACTCATGAAAATTCTGAAAGTGAAAGAGCCCAAGTAGATTTTTGTTGGGAAACAGGATATAGAAACTTTCCTAAAACATTTAGTGATACGATTATAAATTATAATCCTTTTATGTCGTGGCGTGCAGGTTTTAGAGAAGGAGTCAAGATGACACTCGACGGTGGATTAAAAGTTCCGCCACAGGAAATTGAAAAGCGTGTATGGTGGCACAACATGCACAGACTGAGAATGTGGAGCACGGTTGGCAGTCATGTTGAAAATGGATTGTTTGCTATATACGGTGCAAGACTAGGAACATATCTCACAAATTGCACAGACTGGGATCACATACAGGTTAGAGACTTTGAATGTCTGCGTGAATTATATAACGAACAATGTAAAATGTATGAGGATGGATTTGGGTTAGAACAGGAAGTCAAGCGTTTGGGTAGTGAAATTAAAAACAACTTGGGCATCGATTACCCGTATCTAGATGAACAGATGAGCCAATATACTTTAAAAATGTATAATGAAGCAATCAATATGGGCACAACGTATTATAGTCAAACATATGTATGATGTATTTTTTATCAGTAATGGAATAGTAGATGATAATGCATGGACATTGTTCAAGCAAAGATTTCCTAATGCACAAAAAATTGAAAACGCAAAAACATTTAGCGATGTAAGTAAAAAATCACTTACCAAACACTTTTGGGTAGTTTGGGATAACCTACTACTAGACCCAGAATTCGATCTTGACTATAAGATACCAGAATGGGATGACAGATATATACATGTGTTTAAGAATGGCAACTACTATGACGGAGTATGCCTGTTTCCTAAAAATTCAAAAGTCCTACAAAGAGAATGGGATTACAGATTTTTTACAAATAAAAAAGAAATAGACATAGTAGCGAGCCATCCTAAACAATATGATGTTGCATTTATATCATACAAGGAAAAGTTTGCAGAAGAAAACTATAATAAATTACTTGAGCGTGTGCCACGTGCAACATGGACACGTGACATAAAAGGAATACATCAAGCACATATCGAAGCCGCACATACAGCAACTACTGAAATGTTTTATATAGTCGATGCTGATGCTGATGTAGTAGAAGATTTTACATTTGACATGCAAATACCATACTATGATTTTAATGCAAGAAAGAGTGTGTATGTTTGGCGCAGTCGAAACCCTGTAAACAATTTAGAATACGGATACGGCGGCGTAAAATTGTTTCCAAGACAAATGACGATTGACATGGACATTACAAAGCCGGACATGACCACAAGTATATCAGACAGTTTCCGTCCTATGGATACTGTTGCAAATTCGACGGTAATTAATACAGATCCGTTTACAGCCTGGAAGAGCGCATTCAGAGAATGTGTAAAGTTGTCAAGTAGGACTATAGACCGGCAGGATGATACGGAAACATCAGATAGATTAGATATATGGTGCACGGTTGGTGCAGATAAACCATATGGCGAACATGCAATACGAGGAGCCAAGGAAGGCAGAGAGTATGGCAAACAAAACAGTAATAATTTAGAAGCACTATACATGATAAATGATTTTAAATGGTTAAGGGAAAAGTTCAATGAAGGATAAAGAAAGAATACAGAGCTTTGAACCCATGATGGATGCAATATCGCCAACCTTCTGCATGGCTAAGTGGCATCACACAACTATCTATTTAGGAACGGGTGAAACACACAGTTGTTATCATCCTGCTCCTCATAAAATTCCGCTGGAGGGACTTGAAGAAAATCCTAGTCTACTGCATAATACACCTCAAAAGAAAGCCGAAAGGCAGGCTATGATTAACGGAGAGAAACCCAGCGGATGCCAATATTGTTGGAATATAGAATGCATGGGCAAGAACTATATTTCAGATAGGAAAGAAAGAAACGCTAGTATACACACACCAGAACGTTTTGATGCAATCAAGAAAGATCCAATGGCAGATGTTAATCCACAATACATAGAAGTCAGTTTTGGTAACGAGTGTAATTTTAAGTGCGGATATTGCCATCCTAAACATTCTAGCAGTTATTATAAGGAAATTGAAAAGGAAGGTCCGTATACTATGGTTAAAAATCATAGGAACGATATTGATTGGTTTGAAATACACAAGGATGAAGAAACTAATCCGTATGTAAAGGCTTGGTGGAAATGGTGGCCGGAATTACGTAAGACACTAACCATTCTAAGAATAACGGGTGGCGAACCATTACTACAACAAAGCACATGGCGAATGTTTGATGAACTAGAAAAGAATCCATGTCCTAA